GATATGGTACAAGATCAACTAGACCGTGGTGACTATATTATGGGACTTAAGATTGTAAAAGCAAATTCCAAAGAGATTCAATTAGCTAGAGGAACTGGTAGAAATCTTGAAAAACAGTGGGCAAAGATTCCAAATCCTGAGTTGGATCCTATGCACGGGTAACGTGCAGTTATTTCTATATTAATTTTTCGCTAATAAATAATATTAAATAGAAATTTTAATCTATGTCATTTTCAGATTTTTTAGGTAGTTTATTTGCTGGGCCTATTACTCAACCGTCAGGTATTACGGAAGACTTTGCGGTCAACACGTCAGTTGATAAAATATTTAGTGGAATTAATTATTTACAAGCACTGTCGCAGGTCAAATCAAGAGCGGAATTAAGTACTTATTTAGATGAAGGGAAACTTGAATATGCTCCTAAAGCCGGCGGGTCTCTTCAATCTTCTACAACTGACTCTATTTTTAATAAATTTGCAATTTTTCGGTATCAAAATTTTATGGGAGGCGGCAAATATAGGCCAGAACTTCATTTTATTGGAGCAAATAATGCCAATACGACCTTAGACAAAGATGAAGCTAGTTTTGATTCTAAAGTTAATTTAGACGCGGCCGCTGCCGCAATATTAAATGAGCAAATTGGACAAAGGCCAGAAAGCGGGTTTAATAAAAAAAGAGGAGCGGCAGATGCTGATATACGAAGAACCGCTACAACATTAATAAATCCAAATGTTAAAAATATTATTGAATGGGCAAATAAAACTTCATCAATTTCAGTAACAGGTTATCAGCCGTATGCAATGACTGATTTTATGTTTTGTAGAAATTATGGAAAAATTCCAAATAATAGGCTGGTTACACTTAGACGATATCCATTTCCAATAGATGATCAAATTAAAATTTTTCAAAAGGACGTCTATAAAAGCCCAATTCCAATAGCCCAAGCGGTAACCTGGTTTGGCGGAGATACTGGAAATACGCTAGCCGGAATTGGCGTACAGAATTGGGGTATGTTTTTTAAAGATATAATAGTAACACCGCAAGATATTACAGGTAATGAAGTAACCATTAAAGAGCTTCAAGCGCTGGTTAGCGGTCTTGCTGGAGCAAGCGAAAATGCAAAAGCGATAGTCAAAAATCTTGGATTATTAGCAGTTTCATTAGGTGGTACTGATGCAAACCTGCAACAAGCTAGTGGAATGGAAGAAAAGTTACAAGAATTTGCTAAAAATCAACTATATACAAATGGACCATATTGGAATAGAATTTTTGGACCGGTTAATGTAATTGATCGATCATCCCAAAGAGCTAGAGGAATGCAACCGGGTTGGAATACTACCTTTGACCTAAATTTTCATTATCAATTTAGATCATTTAATGGACTAAGTCCAAAGATTGTTGCCCTGGATCTTATTGCCAGCTTTTTAAATTTAACGTATAATGATGCCCAATTTTTAGGGCAATTGGCTAGATATTTTCCAAGACCAGGTTTAAAATTTAACCCAACTATTACTGAACAACTTGGTGCCTTAATAACCAGTGCAGGAACAACATTTGATGCTAATATAACAAGTCAAATACTTGCACTCATTAGCTCAGCAACGGCAGCAATGTCTGCGGCTACCGGTTTGGAAAAATCCGAAACTTTGCTTGCTAAAGGTCTTAAAACTGCAAAAAAAGCTGCACAAGTATTTGCAGCCGATACGCTAAAGGCGGCATTGCCTGACATATTAATAGCTAAGTCAACCCTATCTGATAGACCAGTTGGTGAATGGCACCTAGTAGTAGGAAATCCAATGAATCCTATTATGGTAATGGGGGATTTATTATGCAGTAAATGTGTAATGACATTTGATACAGAAATTGGTCCTGAAGACTTTCCAACTGGTGTAACCTTTAAAGTTACTCTACAACAGGGTAAACCTAGAGATAAGGTGTCAATTGAAAGAATGTTTAATTTAGGAGAAAGTCAATTGATGTCAACTAAATTAACTCCAACCTCTAGTGAAAAGGATACATTTGGAGAGGACAATACTAAACTATTTACTGAATTAACAACTGGCACGCCAACATCAGTAGTGAAGGCTCTAGAAGCCAATAAGTATTTTACAAACTATAGAAATAGAGTTAGGGGATCGTATGGTTATAGTGCAGCTACTGACGCTAAAGGCGAGCCAGTAACGGAACAATCGCAAGGTCAGGTTGATGATTCATTGTTATATATGTATTTTAGTAAATTACTAGATCGTCAATAAAAATATTAATTTTTATAAATGTTAAATTTTAGGATACTATTAAATAAAGAGTCAATTACTAAACTAAATGGAGAAGTTGTTGTTGATTTAATTAGAAGATCAGTTTCTTTTTTAGGAATTAAATTAAATTCTGGTATGATATGTGTAGTAAATGAGGATACGGCAATGAGATCTGACCTTATTGCCAAAGCTTATTACCAAGACGCATCAATTTGTGATTTATTATTAAAATATAATGGTTATTCCAATCCATTTGCACTAGATGTTAATGATGTAATTAGAATACCTGAAGTTTTACAATTAAGTAACTTTGTAAAACCTGGTGCACTATTAGAAATTGGAAAACCTCGTAAAAAGAAAGCAACCAATGTATTTCAACCAACTACTAAAAGGGATAAACGTAGACTTGATTTTTTAATTAAAAAGGCTGGAGCAAGGGCTGCCCCAATTCCTCCAAATATTGCAATAAATAATGGAGTTACTCTTTCAAATGGTAAAATTATATTTGGAACAGATGTTACTAATATTAAAAAAGAAGACTGCCCAGAACCAATTTCTCGAACTAAATTAAAGGAATCACTGCTTAAAAATAAAATAAAAAATTAAAATGGCAATTATTTTAAAAAAGCTTGATCCAAAAATTCAGCCTAGTACAATTGAAGTTCCAGATAATGAGTCTACAAAGGCTAAAAAAGAGGCTAAAATTATGTCGCCAGCTACCGTTGGCTTCAAGCAAAATAATGGATTAATTGAACCGTTAATAAAAATAGGAAGTATTATATTATCCCCTGGCAAAATTAAGTCACTAAAAATTTGGCAAGATGAATTAGTTCCAAGAATACTAATTACAATTATTGATCTTGATTCAGAATTTAGTGCTGGAAGATTTCCTATTTCAAATATATTAATTAGTGTATTTATAAAATCACCTATTAAAAATCTTAAAGGAATGGCTTGCGATTTTATAATAACTAATGTAAACTCATTTAATATATCAGATAGGCAAATTCAATATACATTCACTGGAGATATGCATATTCCAAAATTGCATACGAATATATCAAAAGCTTTTAGCCAAGTTACATCAGTTGATGCACTATTACTAATTGCAAATGATTTACAACTTGGATTTTCAGACAATTTAACTGAAAATACCAATGATAAAATGACCTGGTTAATTCCAAATTATTCATATAAATCTGCAATTACTCATATTTGTAAAATGGCATACGGTAATGAACAACAATTTTTTGACTGTTTTATTGATAGATATTATATGCTAAATTTTATTAATGTAGAAAAACAGTTTGAAAAAATGGATGAGGCACTAAATATTGCATATATTAATCAAGATTTAAGTAATATTGGGGATTCAAATAGAGCAGATCCTGAAAAGGATTCAACCGAACCGGCTGAGGCGCCATTACGAATTACTAATCATCCAGCTTTTGCTAAAACTGAGCTTTATATAATAGACTATTCACTAGTTAGTAATCATGGAGAAATTTTAAAAAATAATTCACTAAAGCGAAATTTATATTGGTATGATCACGGCGGAAATATTAAGGATGACTTAACTAAACCTGAAATTGGCGAAGGAAGCAAAGACTCGGATAATTTTAAAGAACAGTTTATTGAGCCCCTAACTGGAAAACAGGATGAGGACGGAACATTTCCTCAAACAGCTAATGTTTCTGAATTTTTAGATAAAAAAACAGTAGTTGGTCAATGGGTTGGGATTGATTATGGAAATGCCCATGCTCAGTATAAATTTTCACAATTAATAAATGATCATAATCATAAAGATATTGAAAAAAATATGTTAAAGGTTAAATTATCCGGATTTAGTAATAATATTATTAGAGGAAGTAGATTATCAGTTGACATTTATCTTGATCGAGTGGCAGCAAGTATGGCTGATAATAGTCGAACTGGTCCTGACTCAACTGAGGCTCAAAAAAATATCACAGAAGCTGATAATAAAAATAAGGATAGAATATTACGCGATAAATTTTTATCAGATGCATACTACGTTAAAACAATTAGTTATAGCTATATGAATGGACTATTTGAAACTGACCTATTATTAACTAAACGAAATTGGATACCTATAGCTACTAAAAAAATTGAAACCTAATGGCTTTATTATCAACACCAATAAACGGAATTAACCGAAATAATACGTTTATTAAATCAGCAACGGATGATTTACAAGATCCATTATTTTTAACATTTAGACTTGATTTTTTTCCAGAAAGAGAGCAATATCCAGTAGGGGATGGCTTATATAATAGTAGTTTACTTAAACAGCCCGGCAGATTTAATGCAAGCGGCGATGGAGATGATAACGGATCTACTGTTGAATATTCTACCCAAGACTGGTTAAAGCAATATTACGGCGCTGACTATCAAAGTGATAATATTAAAGTAGGCCACCCTAATCCATACCTAGCGCTATATAAATTTAGAGAAGGATTGCGAGTATTACAAGATATGCCATGGTATTTTCAGTCAATTGGTGGAATTGGAGATCTTTGGAAAAGTGCACAGGTTGGAATAACCGATGGAAGTAAGAAAATAACTGGCTTAACAATTAACTGTTTGGAATCAGTAATGCAGCCGTTGACTGATCTAGTTGAAAATTATAGATACGCAATATACGATCAAGACCGATTAGCATATCGAGTTCCAGAAAATTTAAGATGGTTTGATTTGGTAATTGACCTAGTTGAAATTAGAGAGATTGTTGATCGTGGTGATAATATATTTAGAAAGGACTCTGAAGGTCGTCTATTACAGGGACTAAAGGTAATTCAATTTAGGTGTAAAATGTGTGAATTTGACTTTAGCGATTTTTTAAATCCAGTTGGGGCACTTGATTATTATGCATATAATACAGATAAACCATTTTATCCAAGTTTTAAAATTAAAGTAGGTTGGGTTAATCAAGAAGTGGTTAATTTACAGGATGCAGCTGACCTGAAAACAATTGGATTATTTTCAGCACTATCAAATATTGTAGGTAATCGAATTAATAAATTTGTGCAAGGAGCCAGTAGATTGCCAGGGCAATTAATTGGGTCAGTACTTAATCCATTAACCTCAGCACTTGAAAGTAGCGTATTTGGTAATGCATATGAAGGTCTTTCTTCAGATCTTAAAAATATACCAAGAATAATGAATAAAATACAAGGTGTTACACCAACGGCTGATGTACCTATTCCATATGATACTGCTATCCTGTCTGGAACGGCTGATGTCTATCCAGATTCAATTGAAAATTATCCGGAAGTTAAAGAAGGACCACCGAATAGATTTAATCCAAATCCGCCTCCTGAAAATATATATGACGATAAGGTATTAGCTGGAACAGCCGATGTATATCCAAATTCAACTAGAGAGCCGGTAGTTGGACCGCCAACTGGAACTGTTTATTCTAATCAAACGGAGTCAGTAGCTGAACCAACTGGAAATGCTTATCCTAATCAAACTGAGCCAGTAGCTGGACCGCCGACTGGAGATGTTTATCCTAATCGAACTGAGCCAGTAGCTGAACCAACTGGAAATGTTTATCCCAATCAAACTGAGCCAGCAGCTGGACCACCAACTGGAGATGTTTATCCTAATCGAACTGAGCCAGTAGCTGGACCGCCGACTGGAAATGTTTATTCTACGTAAATAAAAAAGTGCTAAATAATAAACCCATTATTAAATTATAGTATAATATTAAATGAATTACCACGAAGCCCAATCATCATCAAACACGGATCATAATTTTAATGCCTATTATGTAGGAACCGTTGAGGCAATAGACGATTCTAAATTTGAAGGGCGTTGTAAAGTTAAAGTATTTTCGCTATTTGATGATATTGATATTTCTGATTTACCATGGGCAGCACCGGCCGCTAAACCTACAGTTTTCGGACAAGATGCGCGAGCTGGGTCTATTTCAATTCCAAAAATAGGGGCAGTAGTTGGTATTAAATTTAATAATGGAGATATTTATTCTCCAGAATATTCTCAAATTCAAGAATTAGGAGAGGATATTAAGGAAGAATTACAAAAAGGTAATACTCCTGAAACATTTAGAAAAAAATATGAAGGTTCTCATTTTATCCTATTTGATGGTGATGAAGAAATTAAATTTTGGTTTGACCGAGAAATTGGTTTACAAATGGAACTTAAAAAGTCATTTATTAGAATTGATAATGCAACTTCAAATATTTTAATAGAACACAAAGACAATCTCTCTCAAATTGGACTAGAAGATACAATTATTAGAGTAATTGCCGATTCTGAAGTTAGAATAACTGCAGGCACTAAAATTACTGCAACTTCAAAACTGGCTCATATAAATTCACAAACAACAATAGTTGGGGCAAGTGGAGTACAATATAGTGCAGTATTGGGAGAACCTCTTTTTGCAATACTTAAAGTAATGGCTGCAACTATTGATGCAAAAGTACCGTCTACTGCTGGGGCACTAGGCGAAGCAGTCGATGCAGCAAAAGTTCAAGTTCTGTCTAGAACAGTAACAATTGGAACTTAAAAAACTATCTTAAATTCATTTTCACAAGAGATTAAGGGCGTAGATTTAGTAATTGAGTCTAGATCGCCAAGGTGAGCACCTTTAAATTGAAGCAGTCCTGTTAATTTTGCACTGTCAATACTATCTGCCATTTCAGAAAGCTTATTTCGGTCTGGAAAATATCGACTTGATGCTAAATATTTAGATAAGAGGTCAGCCCTAACCATTTCCATATGATGCATTGAAATTTGACTACGCTCAAATATTCTAGACTTAAAATACGAA